ATTTTTTTCTTTTTATAAATAAAAATAGTCTGTACAAATAAAAGTGCAGAAAAAATCTCAAACTGTTAAACATTATCGAGGAAGTAGAAGCGTGAGTCGGTGTTCTTGCCGATTGGCCACTGCCTGTTCATCTCTGACTCTGTTCGTTTGCCGTGAGTGAAAACCATTGCTTGAAGATGGTCTCTTGTCGGAAAAGGGTCGTTCATTAGCGCCTCAACAGATGGATAGATACCTGATCGTACCATCCAATCAATCGATTTGATATGAATCTTATTCCTTTCATCGCCGCTGAGCTTTCTAAAGATGTATTCACATAGGAGGTGGAATCGTTTGCTTGATCCACAGTTGGCGTAAGCCATTCCTAATGCTGAAGACATTAACCTGCTGAAGTCCTGCTCCCGTTCCGGGAACATTAAGTGTCTCAAAAGATCTTCGTCCGTGCGGTAAGGCATACCCATTGAATTAAAGTAGCTTAGCACTGAAACGTTTGAAAGTCGATCCGTGATTTGTGACTTAGCTGGTTTAAGCTTTGCGTTGAAGTACTTCATCCCTGCTTGTTCAAGCATGGAGAGGAAGTTCCGTCCGTAGATAGTGAACATCTGTTCGCAGAAAGCGATTAGTGAATCGTCGCCTTGGAACCGAGCCCAAAATCTATCGGAGTGTATATTCACACCCAGGGCTGACAAGCATGTCAGTATCATGATGGCGTTACAGAACGAGTCCATTAGCTGTGTTTGTTGATAGCCAGAACCAAATCCGTTATACATCCATCGATAGAGCTCTCCATTTGGTAGGAGGATGGGAGTGTTGAGTATGGCCGCAGTCATCCAGGTCCAAAGTCTTTCTAATTTAGACTTGTTTTTTGGTGTTCCTTTTGGATAGAATGAGGTTGACTCATAGTGGTTGAAATCAAAATATGATCTCCAAATTCCGTGAACGATTGTGATTAGCTCGTGTAGCAGTCGACGGTCAAATTGACCCCAGTCGAGTGAAGCGATCGTGCGCATCGGTCCGGTTTTGTAGATCTCGTCAGTCAGCTTTCTCCAGCCGCCGCGAATGATCTCTCTTCCCCACAACAGCCTTCCAGCTTCGCCATTTAAGTAGCTTGCTTGAAGAGGCCAGATAAACATGAGTTCGACCATTAGGAGTAGTTTTGTCGCTCCAAAAACGGCTCGAATTTTGTCAGGTTCATCCTGTGCAACGACGTGTGAACGTGCGTGCAATGTGTTCCAATAGTATGGCTTAGGCGTATCGCCATGCCAAAACTGTTGGGATCCGACTCCTATCTCGTGGACCTTCTGCCTGTTGTAGTGGAAGATCTGATTGTAGAGATTGTGAAACGTAAGCTTGGAATCCTTGATATATCCGGCACGCTGTCGTTTTCTGAGGTAAGTGAAGGGTGTCTCGTTTCCGATTCCTAAAATCTCTCTCTCGTATCCGTCTAGTCGTGGTAATTCCGATTCTCTGTCAACACTTCGATCTGTTGGTCTGAAGGTGAAGTTGTTGGATGTCCATGGTGCTTCTGCGCTCACATTGAGGGTCAGGGGGTAGTAACGTAAATCAGGGAAACTCACTGGATGTAAGATTCGGTTTGGTCTGAATGCTTCAGTAACCCATTGGATTGCTGAGGTGACGTGCTCGTCGATTGGAATCTTGTGAAACGGTTGTTCCGTCTTCCAAAAATCTTCGATAAGTATATCGTCATTGAGTTCTGACCTCCGATTAGTGAAAACTTGTTCCACTTCGTCCGGTGTGTAGAACTTAAGGACCCTGTTCTTGAGCCAATCGTTTCGTAGTTCCATGTCGAATTTCATCTTCGATTGGAATCGCTTAACGGTCGGTAAGTTGTAGGCATACCTAAGTATTCTGATTATGTTAACCATTGTGTGTGTGTTTGTTAGTCTAGCTGTTACGCTCGTTGAGTTTGCTCTCAATAATCTCTCTTTGCGTTGAACT